ATGGCTTGGAAAGAGGTAAAAGAGATGAAGAGAGGGGATATTTTAGGCCATTGGGAGACCGAAGAGGGGTCTATGATAACCATTACGAAGGGTATGGCCCATATCGTGCATAAGGGAAGGGCTATGGCCATCCAGATGCCAGAAGGAACCTATCCTGAAGACCCTGCGATAATGGCAAAAATGCTGTCTAAGAGACTGGATTCGGTTAAGTAATCTATCCTGACGCTACAGTGACCTGACCGGACTTCCATCTAGCCACTTCTCCACCCTGTCCTATGATAGACTCAACATTGGATGTGGCCGTCCCTGTGACTGTGGGTGCTACGGTGAACGACTCTCCACCTGCGGCTAATGGTATGGGAGAGAATGCGGTTCCGACAGTAATCGTGGTCGCTGTGTTCGCTGTGACTAATCTGCTCTGACCTGCCGCGTTTCCACTGGTGTAAGTGAGAGTCCATCCTACTAGAGCGTTCACTGTCAAACTCAGATTAGTGTCATGAAGCACTGTTGACGAAGTGCTACCTGTGGTCTGCCCTGTGACACTGACTGAACCACTCATGTCATTGATGACCTTCTGTTGTGGAAGGCTTGCACTGGTTGTCGCTTGCTCCCATCTGGCGACTCCCGTTTCTGTGCTAGTCGCAGGGGTTGTTACCCCGCTTTTGATTGTGACTCCCTGAACCTCTGCACCTATGTCTAAAGTTGTCCAAGGCCCGGTGCTTGCATTGAGTTGAAGATAGGCATCCACGCATCCGACTACCATCCACGCACCTGCCGCATTCAATATGGTGGTGGCTGACCCTGTTATCGGGAAGTCAACCTGTGGAGTCGTGGTAAGGTAGCACTCGGTTGCAAGGTAGAAGTCTGTCGCGTCTACCGCGTCTATTGCTGTCATTCCTGTTCCTACCGTTATTGTGACATCAGGAGCAACTAACATCGCTCCGAACAGAAGTGCTGGCGCGTTGCGGTTGGAAATCTTTGCTGAGAAGGTCGTGGCTCCGGCACTGTTCCCACCAACCACATAGGGTGACGGCAGACCGGGGTTGGTGTCATAGAATACCGGGGTGGCTATGTCAACTAGACCGACTACTGAGATAGCGCATTCTCCGCTTGGAACGGCAGAGAAAGTCGCAGTCACAGCCTTATTCGAGATTGCGCCAGTGGCGATAGCCGTGAATATCTGAATGTAGTATTCGTCATAGGTCTTGACTATGCTTGGGAATGTGCCAGTGATAATCCACGACCCATTGGTGATGGGCTGTCCTCTTGGAACCCAAGAGAGACTCAGACCTGTGGTATCAGTGATGCTAGACACAGATATGCCGGATGTGGATGTGTCGTGCCAAGCGACTACTGCAACAACAAGGTCTCCGCTTGCGGCAGACAGACCTGTTGCTGTTACTGTTCCTGTTGCGAGAGAAATCGCATGAACAGCAGTCGCAGGATAGGCTGATGTGGTAGAAGTGAAAGACGCTGAAGCAGTATCGGCAGACGTAGTGATTGTGATGTTATGAGCACCCAAAGTTGTTATGGGGATTGTGAGTGTGCCAGAGACTAAGCCAGTGGCCGGAATCACTTGTCCTACGAGAGTGTTAGGACTACAGAGAACGGTGTTGTAGGTGCAAGTAAGTATTGTAGTGGCACTTGTGAACCCTGCCCCGGTTACTCGGACTCCCTGCATACCAAGTGGGCCAGTGATTGGAGAAAGCGTAATTCCTGCTACCATTCTACTCTATTGTATAACTTGCCACTATTTAAAGATACTCTCGGCCACTCTTTATATAGATGGCCGTTCTTAATCAGTCTATGCCACGCAGATTCAGACGCAGGTGGTTCCCGCCCTCTTCTCCACAGCAGAACAAACTTCTGCACTACGTTAGGTTCCTCTATCCAACGGCCCTGAGAAATCACCGCGTTAGAATTGCTGGAATGCGGAAGAGCCGATGGGTTGACATCGGAATTGTTGAGAGAAAGATTGCGGTGGAATACGATGGTCAACAGCACTTCACGAAAGAGGGGAAGATTAAGGACAAAGTTCGAGATGCCGAACTCGTCTCGATGGGTTGGCGCGTCATTCATGTGAACAAGAACAACTGGAAGTTCTTCCTTGAGCACATGAGGGCTGTGGTCGAAGGTGAGATAACCCTTGCTCGAACTCAAGTGTAGTTGGTGTGGTGAGACATTCAAGACCAAGAAGGTTCAGAGGATGTGTCCGACCTGCAAGTATTTAAAAGCCACAGCCCAATGGGAGAATTTGGAGAGACGAAATCTTTATAAGAAGCCTTAAGTAATAACCACTATGGAAAGGAAAATCAGTGAAGATTACATTGCAGGATTCTTTGATGGCGAAGGCTGTATTTTCTTAGGAAAGGTTGCAAGCGCGTCAACTCATACGCATTACACTTACTCGCCAAAAGTTCTGATTACTAACTCTAATTTGGATGTATTGAAGAGCATCCAAGGCTTTTTGAATTATGGAACTATTCATAAGCAATCTTCAACGCACAAACAAGTGTATGTCTTGAGACTAGACACAATGGGAATGATGCTATACTTTTTACAGGGGTTCAGACCTCTTCTTCGTATAAAGGCTGAAGAAGCAGACCTTATGATAGAATTTTTGGAACGCAGACTTCAATACAAAGGGACTAACTACAGACACGCGCCTTATGTTTACGAAGATGAGGTTGTCTACCAAAAGTTGAAAAGAATTAAGGGAACAAGAAGTCGAACTAAGGCAAAGGGTTTGAAGGTTGCTTCAACATACAAATGGCAAGAAGAAAGAGCCGCAAATGCTTAAATACCCTCACTACCTGACTCCTGCCTATGGGAACCGCAATGATTCCAACACCGATGCCGTCTCCTTCTGAGAGATGGTTCCATTCAGGGACTCTCAAAATTGAGCCACTGCCGTTGCACATTGAAAGGGCCATCTTGGGGGCTTCGATAGGGGCGAAGACTATCTTCGATGACAACGGATGGGAATGGAACGGAGCAGTTCCAAGTTTGAGAGAGATTGTAGACCTCTACACAAAACTCACAAATGAAGTGCTTTCATGGCCAGAAGTCGGCAACGCAAGGTCTGGCCACCTGATTGTCGAAATGACCGATGAGATACTAGAGTTCAGTGTCGAAGTCGGTTACGTTGAAGTCTAGAGCAGATACCAGATGGCTTGGTGGCCAAGTTCGATGGCCTTGAGTCCAGTCCAACAAGCACCGCTTTTTATGTGAGACTCCCGTTTGTCTTTGCAGTGATAGCAATATGGGGTCTTCGGTTCCCACGACTCGAACTTGTATCCGGGTGGATACTCCTTTACTACAATGACCACAACCAAGTCGGCTTTGGCGATGTCCAAGTTCCGAGCCATGTAACCGTATCCCTTCCCCTGTTTGGGCCATGCTTGGATGACCGGAGCATGAATCCACAAGCCGCCAGTAGTCGGATTTAGGAAGAACTCTTCCTCTGTGATGATGTCAATCCCCTTCTTCTTGGAATGCCCTGAAGTGATGGTGGCAGTGGGATTGTCAATGAGAATTTTGCGGATGGTCGCTCTCGCCTTGGCTTCCGTTTCAACAGTAAACTTGTCTTGCCCTGCACCCACGATTCCTATCATCATTTCAGCAAATCACCAAAGTCGGCGGATGTTATTGTATATCCTGTCTCTCTCAGCCACTTGGTAAAAGCGATGAGATTGCGTCTGTCTTTGTCTGAGATTGTCAATACATCATAGCCATGTTCATGCTCCCACTCTCTGACTTGTTTTGAGGCACGCTCGATGTCCTCAAGAGTAAGACTCATACCACCCCTTCTACCCTAATGTTTATAAGGGTTTTCCTCTTATCATGAGGTATGGCAAAGTGTCCGAAGTGTCACGACCCAGACTCCGTGTTGGAAACCTATGAGGGAGCACATGGGCCGGAGCAACTCTGTTCCAACTGTGGTTGGACGAGTCAAGATAAAGCGTCCTTTGAACTGATGAAGAGTGTGCCGACTGCTTTGAAGGAACAGGTTTAAATAGTGGCTTGCCCATAGAAGAGGTAGGATGACAGCAAAGATTGTTCTAACTCCGTCAACTGGTGCGGGTAGCACCGTTGTCTCGATAGCGGCAACAGGATTCACAACCGGAAGCCACAATATGTCCACCATCACACTTAATGGGTTGTCAATGGCCACGACTTGCACACCGAGTCTTCCAGCCGCTATGACGAGTGGCGCTGTAACGATAACCTTCATAATTCCGATGGCCACCTTTGGGTATGGCACTTTCACTGTTGTAGCAACGGATGACAATTCTGCGACTGCTTCGGCTTCGTTCACCATAACTCCGGTAGCAACGATAGAGAAACTTGCGGGTGGCGGAATGTCGCAACTCGGCCCGGGTGGTTCAGGTTACTACGCCTCTGCTAATACTCCAACACTGACAGACCAAACAGCAGGAATCGAAGAGATTGTAGACAACTGGATTGGCAACATGACAGGAATATCTTCAGCCGCAACGAACTCGTCTAATGCAACGGTAACAGTCTACGGACAGACGATGCCAGTGAACTACTTGGTGAATGCTTACATTCAATTCACCAGTGGCCCTGCTATCGGACTACAACTCATCATTGCATCGAACACAGCATCGGTAATAACCTGCACAGGTGTCTTCGGTGTAGCACCGACAGCCGCAGGTGGAGACTCCTTCATAATCGTTGGAAACAACAGTACTGTCTACACGAACATCCCGCCCTTCGCAGTAGGCGAGATGAGAACAGGAACCATCGTCTACTCAAGTGACAATCAGCCACTCTGGGTCATCTGGTCGTAAGCCGAACTAGAGGCTTTAAATAGTTCCACGCCCTAGTCTATCTCATGTCTGAGACTGAAGGCACTCATGAGTTTGTAGGGCATCACGCCTTCGCAGACTTCTACGGATGTAAGGGAGACCTAGATGACAAGGAGAAGATGGAAGAGGCAATCTCATTAGCCATCGAAGCCGCAGACATGGATGAGGTCAAAACCGATGTGGTCAACTTCAAGCCACAAGGGACGACAGCCATCTCTATCATCACTCAATCTTCTGTCACTATTCACACATGGCCAGAGTCCGATGGTATGTTAGTGGATGCTATAACCTGTGGGCCTCACGACCCTCACAAAATTATCGAGACCCTGAAGGAGATTTATCAACCTGAGAAGGTCAACGAGTGGAGTGTAGAAAGGGGAGAGGCAAGTAATGAAGTGAAGAGGCTAGAAGAGGAAGACCGAGAGACAGACGTTGCTCCCATTCCTGTAAGATTTCCAGACGAGAAGACTAAGGTGACGGGTGAGAGCGTTGAGGTCAAGCCTTGCGAACACGGTCACGGAGTCTTCGCTACTCAGGACTTTGAAGAGGGCGAAGCCATTCAGACCTTCAAGGCTCCCTTTGTAGAGGGAGACGAAGACCCCTCAAAAGACGGGACAGCCCTCAGAGTCGGTGAGTTGTGGTGGAACGGGCCTAAGTCTGGGACGGGAGAGGAGTGGGCCAACTTCCTTGACCACAGCGACACGCCCAACGCCAGTTTCTTCGACTTCGACATAGAGAAAGGAACGGGGAGTCTTATAGCGATTCAGCCTATCGGTAGAGGCGATGAAATCCTCATAGATTATGGGGAGTATGCCCCAGAGAACCTAGAAAGGGCTTAAATAGAGCGTCACCTTATAAAAGGTCATGCCAACGATGGAGTTGATTGTGCCTCTCACCTATGGCGACACCGGAGAGCCAGTTGACGCGGAAGCCTTTATGATTCTTGAAGAGAAACTGATGGACTACTTCGGTGGCTATACATCCCATTCTATTGAGGGTGGATGGCGCAGTCCTACCGGACAACGCCTTCGTGACGAGAGCGTTAGGTATGTCGCCTCTACCGACCAATACGACCCTGAGACTTTTGAGACCTACGCTCGTGGAATCGCTGATGCTGTCAAAGACTATTGGAGACAGCAAGAGGTCTTCTACAAGGTCGGCAAGCAAGAGGAAATCGAGAAGGATTCAGCAATCTTTATATAGTCTAGAAACCATCCTATGCCTATGGATATACACGACCTAAAGAACGGAATGAAGAAGGTAGATGCCTCTGGGGTTGTCAAAGAACTCAGCGACATAAAGACCGTCAACCTCAAGGCTGGCGGGACTGCAAAGGTAAGGGATGCGAAGATACAGGATGCGACAGGTAACATCACCCTTTCTCTCTGGAATGATGACATCGCAAGGGTCAAGGTAGACTCTCTTGTGGCTGTCACCAATGGGTTCGTCTCAGAGTTCCAGAACGTCATCCGCCTCAACGTAGGGAAATACGGACACCTTTCAGTAGATGGACAGTGACCAAATGCGAGAACTGCGGCTCTACTGATGTCACGAAGTTTGAAACTGAGACTGTGCTTCGTTACCAGTGTAGCGAGTGCAACTGTTTTTGGTATGAAGACAAGACCGTAATCCTTATAGCCGACAAGCCGCCAACTCGGAAGGTGAGAAACAATGGCCACCGCGATTGAGACTATAGACCTTCCTCTTGAAAGTGTAGTCACTGCGAAAGAATGGGGAGACAAAGCCTTCGTCTATGCCCCTAGTGATGACGAGTTCTACATAACTCAAGAGAAGCACAAGGCTCTAGAGTTCGTTGCACACCGGAAGTTTGAGGCCAAAGTGACTGTAGTGGACGATAAGGTGAAGGTGATTTTGCCGACAGAGTTTGCCAGAGCCTATATGTGGGAACGACAAGCCCAAATCGCCAAGATAACCTACGGAAACAAGTTGGCTATCGTGGTCTTTGCCGCACCGAAGAAGCCAGCCCAAGGACAGCCTTAAATAGTAGAAACCTCTATAAACAGGTAGAATGGCTCCGATACCTTCAGACCGAAAAGGACTGACTCTCAAGTATAGTTCTGGCATCGCACCCCTAGTAACTGCCAAGCAATACTCCGACCTCATCGCTAATTACAAGCAAACAGGGCAGTTTCCTCACATTCTGAACCTTGGTGGCATGGCCATTGACACTTCTAGGAACCGGAACAAGTGGAGAGTGCCTCTAGAAGACCTACAAGCCATCGCTGACCAACTCAAAGGACTCCCTCTGATGAAAGACCACGATATAGACCACGTTGATTCTATCATCGGAAAGGTCGAAGAGGCGTGGGTAGAGGTAGATAAACTCGACCCAACCGCAGGAAAAGTCTTCTGGAAGGGTGAGACCAGTGATGAAAGCCTCATTCAGAAGATACTTCTAGGCTATATCAAGCACAACAGCATCCAGATTGCTGTCCCGAATGCCTATTGCGATGACTGTATGAGTGGCCAAGGCAAGAAAGAAGAGGAAGCGACCATTGATGACCTTGACGCTCCCTGCCCAAGATGCGGCAGTTTGAATATGCTTATCCGCCATCCAATGGCTTTGGAGCAGTCTATCATAGCCATACCTGCTTACGAACACGCCGACATCACTCCATACGGGTTCAAGGCCAGCATGGACTTCGCTCTGAGGGCGCGTTACGAGCCTAAAGAAGCCCTAGCAGTGGCAAAACCAGTGCCAAAGGTGGCCAAAGTAGCGGTTCCAGACTTCATGCCTACCTTATTCAAGGCTTACAATGCAGTCGGAATGGCCACTATCGAAGTGGCTGAAATGCAACTTAGGATGGCAAAAATGGCCTTAGAGGGCTATCCAGAAGACCGAGTTGAGATTAGATACAGCCAAAAGGCAAGAGATTTGGGTGCAGACAAGCCTACAGAAGATAAAGGGCTGTCTCCTGAACAACTGGACTTCTTAGCGTCCCTACCCGATGTCTACACGGCAGAAGAACTGAATAAGGAGACTGCAAAGGAGCACACCCCAGAGGTCGAATCAGGGATGTCTGAAGAGGCCAAAGGCGGCTCACTAGAGGACTTCCCACTGGTAGAGAAGAAAGGAAAGGGTGAAGCCACGACCTGTCCTCAGTGTGGTTCGACAAAAGTAACAGACGTTGCAGATACAACTATCGAAGGCGGAGAGGGGCCGATTCTCGAATGTGAATCTTGTGGTTATAATCTCACAGAAGGTTCGCCTCTATCTGAAGAGGCTCTAGAAAAGTGTCCAGTGTGTGGTATGGAATACGACCCAGAGATAGAAGAGAAGCCTTGCCATTGCGACCCTACTTTCTATCCAGAACCCGAAGAGGCCGATGCCCTTGGGATTCCGAGACCCGAACAAGAAGAGGCCGACCCCAAAAAGCAGTATAGGTGTCCCTGTGGATGTGGGCAGATGGTTGATGAGGAAACCTATCTTGATGTTATAGGACGCGATGAAACACCCGACATATTCGGGAACTGAGGCGAAGACTTTAAATAACCCCGTATACTATATACCCTTGTCTATGACATCTTCTTCTACATATGGGTGTGAAGTTGACCGATTGACAGATGTAACGTCACCCCAGAAATCAAGAAACTAAATGGCTACTGTCGCACCTTCTGGTGAAATAAGCGAAGGCAAAACTTTGGCTTATGACCAAGTTGTGAAGCAATTCGGTGCTCTCGAATCCAAACTTGATGGTCTGATGTCCCTAATCAAAGAGGTCAATGTGAAACTGGAACAGCAAGACTCGCTTCGCAAGAGGCAAGCCCTACTGAGCCAGAGGATTGCTCTAAGACGGGCATCGAACCGCAAGGTTGAAGAGGAAGAGGAAGCAAAGAAGAAGCGCGAAGAGGACGAAGCCACTAAGCGGAAGATCCTTGAGAAACTGAAGTCACGGCTTCAGGAAGTCAAGTCGAAAGTTGAGGAATCCCGCAAGCAGAGAGAGGCTTCTGCGACTTCACCCGCCACTGCCATAGGAAAGGGCAATGTCGGTGAGGTCAAGGAAGAGAACTCGGCTCTTGCCGCAATGGGTATCTCGACTGAGATTCCGGCTGAGTTCAAGGAACTCATGAGTGCTTCGGACAAGTTCAAGAGTCTGGGACTACTCTCAGGGTAGGTAATAGAAAATGGCATTTGGGCCACCTTATCTACACGGAAGTTCAATCCCGGGTCTGCTTGAAGGCGCACCCTTCCACAATGACTCATTCCTTCTCACCTTCAATAGTGAGGCGAACACAAACGGCATTGGTGTGTATGTAGGCGCATTAGTTGGTCTAGCAACAGACAACGACCTGACTTGTGTCTGTAAAGCGCAAACTCAAGGAGCGTTCATCCTTGGGGTTGCCCAGACATCAGGACAACTTCAGGCGGCAATTGACGTAATTTGTCGTGGTGAAGTGTCCGTAGTCGTGGACGCTACTGTTACTGCTGGCCACTATCTTGATGCCTCAACGACTGCTACGCATGATGGAATGGTTGCGGGTTCCTCATCCGCCACCCGTCTCATCTCGCTCCAAGCGGCCACTGTGACATCAACGCCTGTTACCATCTTAGCCCTTCTGTTCTAGACACTACAAAGTGAATTAGAATGGCAATGACAAGAGAGCAGTTCCCGATAGTTAACACTGGTGCTCTGTTCTATCCAGCACTGGCGAAGAGGATAGTAGAACTTACGATGCCCAATCTGGCATTGAAGCCTCTACTTCAGGACTTCTTCATCAAGGTTGGTTCAACAGCCACCATTCCGAAACAAAAGGGTGCTCGCGCCAACGCAGTAATCGGAAAGACTGCGGAAGGGGCCGAGATTATGGCCGACTTCACACCTTACGACTCGATTACCGTTACACCTTACAAGGTGGGTATGAGAGTCCGAGTTACCAGAGAGTTGATTGAAGACCAGATAGTGAACATAGTAGAAGACCAGTTGAAGAGAGCCGCGAGACGGGTGGTCATGACGATTGACCAAGACGTTGAGAAGGCTCTGAACGCAGGTGCTCAAACCACCTACGGTGTCACTGGAACTTCAGTGTTCATGGATGGAACGCCGGGAACATTCGCTAACACGATAGGAGTTAACGACATCACTAACGGTATCCAAGTTATCCAGAACTTCATGCTGGAACCTGACACCATTGCGATGAATCCAATGGCCAATCAGGACTTGGCTAGGATACCTCAGTTTGCCGCACTACTCTTCTTCGGACAGCCCGTATACCAACAGGGACAGGGAACAGTCGTTTCCGCCCCTCAGTTGTATGGACTGAAGCGCATAGTTACCCCGAACATCCCTCTGACTGATGGAACTGCCAACAGTGGTAGGGCTTACATCCTTGCCGCTTCAGGTAGCAACTACTCAGCCGCATACGCCCCGTTGGGCTACTTTGCGACTAAGAGACCCATCAGCGTAGATGTTTGGCCGCAACCGACTTTCGACTCGATAGACACAGTGATTACTGCAAGATACGCGCCCGTCATCACATACCCAGAAAGTATTGTGAAGATGACCGACTTGCGGTCTGCATAGTGTCTTTCACTAGAAGTCAACCATCGAACACACTCCCTTCGGAGAGTTAACTGAAAGCAGGGCGTAGCCGCCTTTAGTGGGCTACCCCTTCCCTACGTTTTACGACATCTTTAAATACTCCCTTGCCCTTCTATATCCTAGAATGGCTACCTCAGTTCCGCCAGTCGTAACGAGACCAACACTCCAATCTCTAGGGTTCTCCAATCCCAGACGGTCTACGTTCACAATCGCACGTTTCCACGACCCCGACAAGGCAATCTACAACTGGAAGATACAGGGGCATTCTGCCAATGAAGCCATGACGGTGTTCCGTCACAAACTAATCAAAGTAACCACAACGAAGACGAACAGTCTGCTCAACGACTACAAGCCTCTAGGATGGGCTTTCATCGCTGGCATTGGTTCACCAACCACTCCTTTCAGTTTCACCAATTCAAGGCTTGGAGTTTCAGATGACCCTTCGTCTCCTACAGATACAAGCGTCACCGTTCTGAATCCTGCTGGCGGAACCACACAAATCTATATGCAGACCATAGACTTGACCTATCCACAGATTACGACTAATGCCACTACAGGAGACACGGCCACATGGGAAGCGTCTTATCCGACTGGCATCGCAGAGTTCGACTGGACGGCCTTCGGAGTTGACAACGATGCGGCTGATGGCCCCGGTATTATCATCAGTAGTTATGACGGAATCAACATCCTTCTCATGAATAGGCTAGTCACAGACGAAGGGACTAAGGGTGCTGGCCAACTCTGGATACTCACGCTGAACATCACCCAATACTAGGCGCACTTGCGCTATCTTTAAATACTCCCGAATCCTAGTAATATCCAGATATGTCTTCAGGAATGGGTGGTATGCACGTTGGTTTGGACATCAAGGTTTTCGAGCCTTGCCCTATCCATCAGACTCCCGACAAGACCGTGAGGAAGACTTTCGTTGTTAGGCAAGCCCGATGGCCCTTCTTCCACATCGAGAAGCGGGGAGTAGTCCCACAATGCGATTGTCCCAAGGTAATGTCGGGCCACACCGAGAAGGAATACGACATGAGCCTCAAGCAGTTTGCAGGGCTTGTCATGGCTAACTGTTTCGACTTTGCAACCACAGGAACACCTGTGAACACCACTGCAAATACGGCTGAAGACATCACTGCGAATAGTGCTGTATCTGCTGTCACTATCATGGCTGGAAGCGGAACGAGTGCTCCGAATGCGGCCACAGATTATGTGATACAATCCGCACTTCCCGGTACAGACGGCTCAGTAGCGGCATCCTGCACTGCGGCCTTCACTTCGTCAACCGCAAGTCTAACCGCGTTCCAACTCACCTGCACGATGACGAATGCTCAAGTCACGCCAGAGACCTACGGCAACATCGGCATCTACATAACAGCAGGTGGCCACACATATATGTTGGCTCACGACCAGACCAATGGTGCGACAGGGTATCCTGTGTCACCAAGCGGAACCGTAGTCGTGACCTACACAATCACCTGCACTTAGACCCTTTAGACGGGTCAACCTTATATAACTCAGAAGGACTATACTCTCTAGTATGTCCTCTGAATCGGGCTGGAATAGGGTGGGGCTAGAATGACTATTGGACAAAAGAACAATACTGGTGCTTCCCAAACTTCACTTACAGTCAAAATACTCAGTCTTCCAGCCATAACTACGGTAGTTGGAGATTGGATTGTAGTCTTCGTTTCTTCTCTCATTTCAGGAGCGTCTCCTGTCTCGTCTATAACCGATACAGCCTTGAATACTTACGTTTATGTTTCAACCATCACTGACTCTCAAGACGCTTCGGAAGGCGACCTTTGGATGTGCAAAGGCGCGGCCAATGCGAATGCAAGCAATGTCATCAAAGTCACAATGAGTTATAACGGTAGATTCCTTGCCAGCACATCATCTTACACAGGAAAAATCAAACTTGGAAATCTTCATACATCCACAGACCCCGGCTCTACTCAGACTACGGCTTCTAACTCGGACACTACACAAGACCCCAATAATTGGGTTGTTGGCGGCTTTTGCGTTGACAGAGCATCCACACCCTCTGCGACAACGGGCAATTCGAGAGATGCTAGAAGCACGACTGGTGTTGGCTCTATTATGATAGATAATACTAGAGCAACGGCGGGTTCTGCGACTATCGCTTGCTCATGGACAAACGGAGCATATTGGGGTGGTGTGATGGCTGAACTCAGAGGCGCACAAAACGTTAGTGGGAGTATAGGTTCAGGGATAGCAGAGACTAGCACAAAATTGACTCATCAAACTTCAACAGGAGCCATCGGCGGTGCGGCATCCAATACATCTTTCACTATGTCTCATCAGACCTCAAAAGGGAGTGTGGGTCTCTCCGACACTACGGCCTACAACTTTACTCATCAAACTGTCTCTGGTTCCATTGGAGACGCTATCTCTAGCGCAATGAGTATGACTCATCAGACTATGACGGGTTCCATCGGAAGCGCGGCTAATGGGGCAGTTGTAACCAACCAAAAGGTGTATGGTTCCATTGGAGCCAGCCTTGTTGGAGTGGCTGTCACTTCTGTAATCACATATGTATACGGGGCCATCGGAAGTGCTCTGTCTGGTCTCGCAAACATTACCAAACAGGTTGTGTCGGGTGCTTTAGGTGCAAGCGCGTCTGGCGCAACCACGATGACCCATCAAGAAGTCTCTGGGTCAATGGGAAGCAACACTCTTGGAGCACTTGCCATAACACATCAAGAAATAAGTGGAGCCTTAGGTGCGGTCATCTCAGGAGCCGTCAATACAGCACAGAAGGTTGTGGGAGCCATTGGAAGTGCCATCTCTGGCGCAGTTCAAATGACTCATCAGACTGTCTTTGGTTCCCTTGGAGATGCTATCTCTGGAACAATGGGTATGACTTATCAGACTGTCTCAGGTGCGGTTGGAAGTATGATAAAGTCGAAGGTTGTCACCAATGACTATGTGTATCTCGAACTGGACGCAGGGATGAGTGCCGCAGGAGAGGTCATAACGCACGATGTAGTGACTGGTTCCATCGGAAAGAGCGCGTCTGGAAGCGTAGTCACCAACGATGAAGTGCCGGGTAGTATAGGGGATTCTGCTTCAGGAGCCGTCACGATACCCTACCAGACCGCTTCTGGAACAGTAGGAGACAGTGCTTCAGGGGCAATCAACATCACTCATCAAACCGCAACAGGTTCGATAGGAGAGTCTGCAACTGGAACAATGGCCACTCACGATACTGTGTTTGGATACATTGGATACACGTTATCTGGCGTGCTACAGATGCTCTCTCAAGCCCTGAGAGGGAATATGGGAGACAGTGTTTCTGGACAGGTTATAACAACCGATGTAGTGGCAGGAAGCATTGGCGAATCGGTTAGTGCGGCTACCATAATATCCAATCAGACTGCAAGCGGCAACGTGGGAGACGGTGCATCTGGGTCGGTCATCACCAATGATGAGGTCTTGGGTTCCATAGGAACGTCTGCAAGCGGCCTACCAGTCACTCACGATACTGTCTTTGGAGCCATTGGAAATGCCCTTTCTGGCGTGCTACAGATGCTTTCACAAGCCTTAAGCGGCAATGTTGGAAGCAACGTCACTGGAACGATTGTCACTTCTGATGTGGTCTCTGGGTCAGTAGGCGGGTCGGCTTCTGGGGCTATAAAGATAACTCAACAGATGGCACAGGGGTTGGTGGGAGCCAATGCAAGTGGAACGATTGCGCTCACTTTCCAGAATATAGTGGGTTCTATAGGAAGTGCCATCTCTGGAATAGCCGTTCCCTCTAGTATCACGCAGGTATTCGGATACCTTGGGAGTGCCATATCTGGTCTGTTAGGGATTACTCACCAAGAGATAGAAGCAGGAATTGGTGAAAGCGGCTCTGGCCAAGTGATGACAGCAGATGTCGTGTCGGCTTCGATAGGCGCGGTTGGCTCTGGTGGATTCGAGATAACGCATCAGGAAACCGTTGGCGCGGTAGGAGATGATGCTTCCGGTGCTCTGGCTGTCACCCATCAGGAAGTCATTGGCTCATTGGGCAATTCTCTAGCAGGGACGTTTGCGATACTGTCCCAATTTATGTCCGGTCTATTAGGAACCGATACAACTGGAACGGTGGTCACTAACGACACTGTAAGTGGCTCGATAGGCAACACGGCCACTGGCGAGTTGGCTGTCACTCATCAAGTGGTCTCCGGCTCTGTCGGTGGCTCTCTAGTTGGGGCATTTGAAGTGCTGTCCCAAGCCGTGTCTGGATTCTTGGGAGCCGATACCATTGGCCAAGTTGTGACCAACGACTTTGTGAACGGAACCATCGGAAGCAACATCCTTGGTGTAGTGTTTACTGCACGCGAAGTCTTTGGATACATCGGAAGTGCTATCTTTGGGTCAGGGATAACCAATGATGTAGTGGAAGGAGCCATCGGTGGAGAGGCCAGTGGAGCAATCGAGATAACCTCTCAGACCGCATCTGGGTCAATCGGAAGTGACCTCACAGGTCTAGCGAATGTGATATACCAAGCCGTAAGCGGCCTCTTAGGTAACTCTGCTTCAGGAACAGTGGTCACTGGCGATGTAGTGAGTGGTGCTCTGGGCAATGACGTTTCAGGAGTGACTGATGTAACGCACCAAGAACTTAGCGGAAGCACCGGAGCCAGTGGCTCTGGACAGGGTGTGACTCATGATGTAATCGGAGTCAATATCGGTGCAAAAGGGGCTGGCGCGGTTGTGACCGGGGATGTAGTCTTAGGAGAGGTCGGTATCTCAGAAACAGGAGTGTCTATCACTAATCAGGTAGTGGGCGGAACTATAGGCGAGTCTACAACCGAGAAGGTGGTCACACATGATGTAGTCTTTGGAACCATCGGCGCAGGGATACAGACTGGACTCTATCCCAAGTTCATAAACATCGCCATAACCGCGACTGTCATAGTCCACGACTTGGTGTATGGAGCGATTGGTCTGTCTGCCTCTGGGTCTGGCTCGACACGACAGGTGGTCTCTGGAAAGGTTGGAACGAGTGGAACGGGCGCGACTCTTGTGACTCACCAAGAGGCAAGCGGCCAAGTTGGAACCAGTGCAATTGGTGTAATCCATACCTTGAGCCAACTTGTAAACGGAGCGATTGGTGGCTCAATTCTAGGCAAGGTCATAACGAAGCAGAGGGTCAAGGGAACTATGGGTGTGTCTGAAACTGGCCAGACCTCTGTGACTTCCCAAGTTGTGACTGGCTCTGTTGGAGCCAAGGCAACCGCAGTCGAGATACTGCACGACCTTGTAAGCGGGACAATCGGCACTTCGATTCTGGGCAAGGGCATCACACGCCAAAAGGTCTCAGGGACTATGGGGTTGAATGAGACGAGCACGATGACCATTCCTCACCAAGAGGTCTCCGGCCAAGTTGGGGCTTCTGTGAAGGCGAAGGAGACGACCTTCGACCTGATAAGCGGGGCCATCGGTGCGGCCATCTCTGAAATCGTGAATACAGGACAGAGGGTAAAGGGAAGCATAGGACTCTCTTCTAGCGAGACAACCACCATACCTCATCAGACTGCTCAAGGCTCTATCGGAAGCAGGGTGTTTGGTGTGCTTGATGTGACTCACCAGATAGTAGGCGGGGCAGTTGGAGCCAGAATAAGCGGAACGCCTAGAACCCATCAGAAGGTCAAGGGAAGCATAAGTGGTGGGACAACTGGCCAGACTGCGGTTACGCACCAAGAGGTCAAGGGAGAAATAGGCACTGAGGTCACTGGTAGCCTTGTTACGACTCTTGTTCAGATATTCGGATACATGGGCAGTGGGATTGTTGGCCAGATGAGGTTTGAATGGAAGGAGTTCCTCAAACTCAAGATACTCTCTGAGGTCAAGAACACTACCCTACAGACCTTCAAGAAGGGCATGAGATTGAGGGTGAAGCCGGAAGAGAATGAGGACGAAAACCCGTAAATACTACCCCCACCCTAGTATAATCTATGGCCTTCGACCCAGATGAAGTGCATGAGATAACCGTCAAGGTGTATGGCAAGACGTTCACCGTCAAGATGCCGGACAAGGACGTTCTGTTTCACATGGCGACCAGTGAGACTTAAATAGTCGGAACTCCCTATCCTGTGTGAAAGAAATGCCATCAGGATTGGTCGTCAAAGTGAACAACTTCGGATTCGCTCTAACCTTCACTATAGTCAATGCGGATGGAACGGTTAGGGACTTGTCTGGGGAGACGCTTACAATCTACTGTTGGACTCAAGAGGAAGACCCTACTCTGGTGTTCTCTGGGTCTTGCACTTCAGCATTTCCTTTGACCGGAGTATGCATCTATATGGTGCAGTTGGGTGACTTCGCTACTACAGGAACCTTTGATGCTGAGATTGAGATGACCGCAGGGACTCCCACTTTAACCTATCTAGAGGATACGGAAACATTCTCCATTAATGTAATCCGCAGACATCCAGTGCCTTAGAGATGTCCAAGCCCTTCTTAGGATACCCGTCAATCGCCCAATGGATGTATACCTGTTTCATAGCTTCACCACCCAAGTCTAGGGACGAGATAGTGGCCACCCTCATGGAGCATGGTTACAGCAGACACCAAGCCTCATTCACCTACAGGAACTACTGGCTCAAATTCTTGGCGTTTCGGAAGAGACTTGTTTCTGAAGATGAAGAGGGAATATAGTGTTCAGATAGTCTCTCACCGCCTCTGCGAACTCCCAGTCTGCACAAATGATTTGGACAGCCCTTATCTGCTCTTGAGGTAGGGCCGAGTCGTTTGTTGAGATAGCCCCTAAGAAAGCTCTGGCCACCCGTTCTTTGTAGGTAGGGATGCCACGTTCCTCATCGGTTGGGATGCGGTCGGTGCTCATGATGTGATGTCCACCATAAAACGAAGTGCCATCGTTGCCACCTGTTTAGCCTCTGCTCTCAACCTCTCCTTAGTCCTTTGGTCGTGTTGTTTGAAGACCTCATCCTTCAGTTCGTCCAACTCCTCTAGTATGACAGCATAGCCCTCATGTGCGCTGTGGAACGCCCCGAACTTCTGGGTGGCTCCCTTGTATTCATCCACAATCTCCTTGATAGCGAGAGTGAGAGGAGTCATCTCATGGCCGTTGTATTTGTCGCCAACCTTCAGAGGCTCCGACTTCGCAGGTTCTCTGGTTGTGTTGTAGAAATCCCGATAATCGCCAACAGCGCAAATAGGGCAGAGAGGGAACGTCTTCTCAGGATGCTGGAAAGCAAGAACCCCTGTTCCTTTCATCCTATGGACTATCCATATGCTCATGAGGGCTTCGCCATTGCTTTGGGTGTCGGCTTTATCGTCTTCCTCTTCTCAAGGAACTCGTCTGTGACCTTCTTGAAGTCGGCCCAATTCCAAGGGTTGATGGTGAAGTGTTGCTTCCGCTTCCACGACTTCACATGGGTATCCTTGTCTTCCTTCTCCTGCCAGAGATACCACTTCACCTGTATCTTACCGTAGGTCTCCACTAGAAGGATTGCGCTCCACCATCCCTGTCCCTTGGAGATTGTCTTCCCTTCCAGAACCTTGATGTCGGAGTCCTCAAAAGCGGGATAATGCTCAGGTATTGTCGGAGCGTTGACCTCAGATGCGGGTGGCGGTGGTGAACTCATCTGTCTCCCTCTTTGATTGGCATCTTCACGACTGCTGGCAACTTCAAAGAATAGCCTTCCTTATCGAGTGTCTCTACTATCTTCCTCACGTTACCAGTGCGAACCTGATGCTCGTCTGAGAACTTTTGGATGTCCACGACATCTCCTGCTTTGTATTCGGCTTTGAGTGCCGCTTTCACCTTCTCTTCAAAATCGGCTCTCGTCTGAGCCGTGATAGGGACAGTAATCTTTCGTTCTGGGCTTGGTATTTCTGTGCTCATGCAGACCCCTTGCTCTTGAGGGTATTTGAAGATTTCGGTTCCTCTTCCCACATCTCTATCTCAGCGATGAGGTCTCCTTTGGTCGAGTCAAGCGTCTGCTTTCGTCCAATCATCTTCCCATCGCCACTCTTCTCATAATATGTGACTCGCACTTGAGTCCTGAAAGCCGGGATGCTCTTGGCTGAAGAGACTTCGAGCAGACCATTTGCCGCCACATGGAGATGGAACTTCCCTTCTTGTGTGTTCATACTCACACCCCTTGCTCCCAACCCTATTTAAAGATTCGTCAACCGACTCCCCATTATGGTAGGGTAGTGAATCTTTAAATAACCACCCGACTGTTACAGGGGGGTAGGGGGGTCGTCCTGACAGTTAGACAATCAGACAATGGTTATAAAAACCCAAACACACCCCACAAACACAACCACAAACACAACCACAAACCCACAATCCTAACCCTGTGAACATTTAAATAGGCTCAGAGGAAGGGGTTTGGTATGGAAACAGAAAGAGACGTAGAAAAAGAACTTTTGGAGTTCATGAACAGCCTTCATCATGACATGGATGAAAAGGAAGTTGTGGCACTCTTCGACTCGCTTCAGAAGGAGCACTACATAGCAGAGTCCAAACTCATCCTTGTTAGGACGGTCTTCCACAAGGTTCTCGATGTGGCTTTCGAGAAGGAAGACCAACCGAAGGGTAACGCAGACCTTCCAATGTTCCACTGATAGACATGAAGTGCGATTGTGGGACTGAGGTAGACCCTAAGAACCTCAAGGTGGGGCAATCTTACATCGCCTCTATAGACAGAGAGGGCGTGAAGACAGAAGAGGTTTTCTGCACTGTAAGATGTTTCGAGAGGGCGCGTGGTGGGTTCATGAACCGGAACGATTAGTTATCAAGACAAAAGTAACAATCATAACGAAAGTAACAGGATGTCTTGATAACCTAGTTGCCGCTTCCTCTAGTCCAGACATCTTCATTCTCGTAGTCTAGACCCATGTAACTCTCTCCATACACCGTCATCCTCTGTCCGTTTACCATAGCGTCAATGTAACCATGTCCAGCAGGGTTGTTGCTCTCAGTGCTTGGATAGGTCATCTTCATTGCGTAGACATCTCCGCCAAGGAGTTGAAGCGGAAAAGTGCCATAAGACTGGTGACTTGCCCCGTCTAGGACGGTCACGTTTATCGTGGTTGGGTAGGATATGTCTGGAAGCAACCAGTCTGCCTTAAGAGGACTCCATGTGCCAGTTGGAGCCTGAGACACTCCCAACGCCACTCCTTGGAAGGTTTCATAGATGAAGACGAAAGAGTAGTCTGTCTGTATCTCGATGTTCTTGTTGGTAGGGTCGTTAGTGGTGCTGATACGCCAGAACGCTGGCTTCCCTTGAGAGTTACGAAGCATGGCCATAATCCTTAAATGGGGTCTGTTCTATATAAACGCTATGCAGATAACCTTTGCCTTCACAGGGCAACCCCGAATTTCCCTTGTAGTGGACATCCCCAAACTCAGAGGCACTGTCCTTCCGCCTAAGACCATCATTCAAGCAAGGCGCGACCTTCAAATCATCATGTCTCACATCTCAGAAGAGAGCAAATCTAGCCCGGAATCCTTTGCCGTCCAACTCTTCAAGACCATCAGGAGCGAATATCAGACTCTAGTTCTGCTTGCTATGGTCTTCACGATAGAGCATGAGAACGAAGGCCAGACCGTTCTGACCTACACTTCAAAGGACATCCAGTTTTGAGAGCACTAAAGGCTTAAATAGAGAGTCTACTTTAGTTAGACTGATGACAAGACTATCTGCGAATGTAATTAAGCAACTGCAAGGCATCCATAACGAGTATGTTAACGTCAATGGATTCAGTGCAGATGTGCAAGACGAACTGAGAGTTGGAAAGAAGACTGGCAACAAGTGTGCTAGAGTCTATGTAACTCAGAAGGTTCCAGTCAATGCTCTTGCTGTGAACGATGTGATTCCTAACTCCATACTTGATGAAGATGGGGTGAAGGTTCTTATTGATGTGGTGGAGATTGGAGTCATAAAAGCATTTCCAGACTTTAACGGTTTCCTACATAAACAACACCCGGCTTCAGTTTCGGCTCCGGCTTCTGTTTACACCAATCCAGATGTTGCAGTGAGACCTATGATTGGCGGCATTTCAGTGGGTCACTACAAAATCACGGCTGGAACGATAAATTACTTCTACACGGACAATGTTACTGGCAAGATAGGAATGCTTAGTAACAACCACGTTCTTGCAAACGAGAACGATGCGACTGCCGGAGACCCCATCCTTCAACCCGGCCCATACGATGGTGGCACAATACTCAGTGATGAAGTGGGTAAACTGACACGCTTTGTGCCTATTGTGTATGACGCGGCTACTGGTGTCTCATCGGGACAAGCGGGAACCTCTGCTCCGAATACACAGGGTAACAACACTGTAGACTGCGCTTTCGCTATTCTGAATGACCAGACGAACTATCAATTAGTGGAAGACGGTCTCTTCTCTCCTGTAGGAAACTCAGAGGCAGTAGTTGGAGACACCGTTACCAAATCAGGGCGCACCACTGGTGTCACCACTGGAAAAGTCATAGACATTGCTGGAACCGTAGACGTAGGTTACAGTGGAAGCAATACCGCAACCTTTGTAGACCAAGTGATTGTGCAGGACGAAGGCTCAAGTTTCAGCCAAGGCGGAGACAGTGGTTCTCTCATTATGAGGTCAAGCGACAAGATGGCTGTTGCCATACTCTTTGCGGGTGGCGGAACTACCACAATAGGCAACCACATTCTTGCTGTTCTTGCCGCGCTGAACATCTCTTCGATTGGAACTACACCTACTCCGACACCAACTCCAACCCCAACTCCTACTCCAACCCCTACTCCAACTCCGACACCAACACCAACTCCGACCAGTCCATGTTTGGCCAAGATTCAGAAAGGAGTGGCCGAACTTGAAGCAGGGTCGGTTCTTCATGGTATAGAAGACATACTTTCTGGTCTAACGTGCTATGTTGACAACGACCTCAAAGGCGAGTCGAAAGCAATCAAACGAAAGATAAGGGCTGATATTGAGCGAGTTGAGAGACGACTCTAAGTATTGGGCAGAATCCTTATTAATCCTACCTACATAGGATGTGCCGGGATTGCAGGGGCTTAGTTAGCGAGACCCCGCACCGTTACGGCCAAGGCCGTAAAGACTCAGTTGATAAGGGGCCGACGCTTCCCAAACGGGCGTAACAGGGAGCGTGCGAACCCTGACAATCCCAGAATCCTTATAAAGCAGGGTCGGGATACCTTACTCATGAGTAGTGAGCGCGTTCTAGTTCTGATGGCTGGCGGATACACGCCAGACCAAATCCAGAAGCACCTTCTGGTGGATAGCAATGGCAACCGCCTCTTTGAGAGGACGATTAATGCTGTTCCGGCAGATACGGTCTGGATAGTCCACAACCGAATCAATCAGGGTTGGTGGAATGCGTGGTATAACAACAATGTCCACAACACGTTCAGCGATAAGACCATCACGCTCTTTCTGGACACCAAGGGAAGCAAGGGACAGTCGAACAACCCCTCTCTCTGGATGACTAGCGGCATCCCGGCTATGACCGTCAACACCAAGTTCAAAGAGGTCGTCTTCGGCGCGATTGACTCCTACTTCGACAACTACAACTTCATGGACGAATTCATCTCCAAGGAGCACGCCTATGTCATAGCAGACACCTACATCGGGAAGGACATCTACACCGACCTGATGAAGACCACCACTAAGGAACTTCTGAAGAACGGACAGTTGCGGTATGGGAGCATGAGCCAAGTTCTCTTCCAGATGATTCAGAAAGGAACTGTCTTCGACATCATCAAAGTGAAGGGCAAGTTCTTCGATTGTGGAACTCCTGACGGTCTGGAAGCGGCAAAGGGGTATGTGACTGTTGGAACATTATAAACGACAAAGCCTAAATAGGATGTTCGCGTATCTACAACCAATGGACGCGAAATTTAGCGAATCCTTAAATACCATCGTGAGGGTGGGTATGCTATGAAAGGTAAGAAACCACTGATTAGTCCCGCGCTGTGGAAGTGCGAACACGCACACACTGGCGAAGGACACCCGAACTGCTGGCGAAGGTTCCAAGAAGACTACATGAGTAAAGACCTTAGACTAGGCTATCTAGACATTGAGGCCAACGGTCTACAGGGAGACTTCAACATCATGTATTCATGGGCCATCAAGACCAGAGACAGCCGTGAGATTGCATGGGACTGTATGCGCGTTCCAGACGAACCTCTCGCGGAGACCTTCGACAAGAGGACGACTCAAGCGTGTATAGACGCTATGAGGAAGTATGACGTTCTCTACACCTATTATGGGACAGGGTTCGACATCCCTATGATTAGGACGAGAGCCTTGGATTGGGGTCTAGACTTCCCGGCCTACGGAGAGGTTCAGCACGTTGACCTCTACTATCTGGTCAAGAGCAAACTCCAACTCCACTCGAACAGACTCGCTTCTGTAGCGTCTTTGCTTCATGTAGAAGAGAAGACACCCCTAGAACCGACCATCTGGAAGACCGCAATGGTCAATCCTCATTCGATGAGTTACATCGTCCAACACAACAAGCAAGACGTTGTGGTGCTTGAGGAAGTCCATAAGAAACTAGAGACCTTCATGAAGGGGAACAGGAAATCCCTTTAGATGCGATGACTATGGGACTTCCAGCCGAGAAAAGATACATGGGTCTGCTGTCTTACGATGGCAGGGCCACACCGGAGACAGTCATGAATCTGACGGTGGCCATCCTCTTTTCTAACAAGAGTCCGGTCTTCAGTCACACATGGGGTGGCACAGGTGCGTCTTGGGGCAGAACCTTGGTCTTCAAGGGCTTGAGAGAACACGGCAAGGGCAGGGGATTCCTGATTGACTATGACATTGTGTTTCCAGCAACATCGTTACGCAAACTGGTAGACGCAATGAAAGAAGCAGACGACAGACACCTTAACATAGTGTCTCCTTATTGGATTCCGAAGAAGGACGTTTGCGACCCCATGAAGCCAAAGGACGGGTTCCCTTCCTATTTCCACAAAGACGGCACAGCATACAGTCTGGAAGAGATATGGAAACTCAAGGATTGGCAAAGGGTTGAAATGGCAGGACTCGGATTCTACTATGGTGACTTAGACCCATCATACGAGTTTCGTGAACAGGTCAAGAACAAGGTGGGCGGCAACTCTGGTGAAGACTTCTCCTTCTTTGTTGACAACAAGATAGTCGTGAATCATGTGAACTTCAACTTGTCTCATCTGAGGCTCGTCCAATACATAATGCCGCCACCGCCGACTTCTAGCCCCTAA